TTAAATTCCCTGTTCAGTGAAAGTATATCCTCATTAATTTTTTTGGTTTCCTCGAGTATTTTTGCCCGCTCCTTCACGTTAGGTAGCGATGTCTTAAATATGTATAACGACGGTATCACTACAGATTTCCCGCTCTGCATTTCCTGCAGCTTTTGAAGCGCATCCCTTTGCTTTTCAAGTGCCGCTATTTCAGCCTGTATTTGCTTGTTTCTCTCCTTTCGTATATCGGTTTCTGCAGCGCCGCTAGCCTGCATAATGTCCATTTCGTACTTGTTAGCATCTATAAGCTTCCCAACAGCAAGCCTGTAACCATCAACCTCCTGCTGCGCCTGCTTAATTTCCTTGTTATGCGACGAAATGCTACGGACTAACAATGCTATACCTGCTCCAATCGCTGCGACTGCCGTTATTATTGCCATTGCGGGGAAGGCATTTACTGCTGCATTCCATAGCCTTTGTGCAACCGTTGCCGCTTTCTTGGCAGTGGTGGTAACATTTACAGCTCTTGCCTCTGCCGCATTAGCTGCAGTTGTGGAGTTAATAGTTATAATTTCCTTTAACCTAAGCGCTATTTCCTTTGTCTTTTCCTTTAGAAAAATTCCTATGGCGTTTTGCTTTGTGAAGTCGGCTGCTGTTTGGGCGGCCTGAGCGATGGCCATCAACGATACAGTTTTCTGCATCATTTCCTGCATCTTCTCGTTCTCACCGCCGAACATGGCTACCGCACCCGATAGCCCGGCCATCATGGATGAAGTTACCTGTATGCCCTGCGCCATTTTCTGAAATGGGTCAAGCGACAGCGAGTTAATACGGGCTTGGTAGTCGCCTATTCCGTCCTTCAATTCTGCCATCCTGTTTTGAATGGCCTTAATTTCCTCAGGCGTTTTTCCCAATAGGCTGGTTTTTGAAAGCAGCTTGTACTCCTTTCGCATCTCGCCAATGGAGGTGTTGAAATCGCCAACCTGTTTAAATGTTCGGCTAATTTCGGCTGAGGATTCGTTGAGCTTTTTTACCAGCTCATCATTTGTTGCCCCAATTTTTACGTTAATGCCTCCTATTGTGCTTCCTTCACCTGCCATATTCTTACCAGCTCGTTTACGTCTATTTTATCTAGTTTCCTTCTACCCGTATCGCCAGGAAATTGGTAGTACTCCTCAACGCTATACGGCTTGTCCACACTCTCGATGTACGGTGATAGGCTTAGCTGTTGATATGCAATTATACGCAACAGCTTAGCCTCTACCCCGTACACCCGTTGCTCATAGCCTGAAAGCCACGCCATAAATTCTCCCCACGTGAAGCATTCCGCTTCGTTAGGCATCATGCCAACCGTGCCAAGTAGACGGTAGAACTCGCCTACCGTGAACTTTTTTTTTGCTCATCGCTTGCCTGCTCGCCTTCTCCTTCCCCTTCATTTCCCTTAACAATTATGCCAACAAGCGTGTTACCAATCTTTTCCAATGCTTCACCCATGTAAGCGAAACCGTGCCGGTAAACCAGCTCGTCAATGTAGTCCTCATCAACCAGCTCCTGCCCGCACCTTTCTCGGTAGTAGTTTATTGACGTGATTAACCCGAGCTTAATTTTATCAATTGCATCAGGAGTCGGCTTTAGGTTAGAAAAGCACTGTATCAGCACCTCGTCAATGCTGTTGTCCCCACCGTAAACCTGGTTATACTTCCTGGTTAGCTCAACAATGTAACCCAGCCCAACGGCGTACCGTTCGCCCTTTACCTCAACATACCTTACATTTTTATTCTCCATAACGCTAAAATGTTAAGATACAGTTCCTTCGGTTTCCTCGCCTGTTACCTGTAGGTCAATGCTGAACGTTATCACACCAGCCATAGGCGCAGCCTGCGAAAGTGAGGTTATGATACCCTTACCGGTGTATTTTTTTTCACCGGCGGTTAATGAACCCCAGGTGTAATTCACTGCTGTCATTGCCTTTGCAGCCGCATAAACGTCTGAGTATTTGGCATTTGTGGTATCGTTCGGGTCAACCTGACAATCTATTTTGTAGGTTACCGAGTATAATGCCCCCTCAAACGTTTTCCCAGCTCCGGTGGTCGTTTTCGTATTGGTTTGAAAAGTGTCCACCTTTAAGTCATGAGTTCCGCTAACCTGCCCGGCTATTAACTTATCAGTTCCGCCGACATTCAACTTAAGCAGGATTTTGCTTCCATTAATTTCTGCCATAATTCCTCCGTTTTGTTTAGTTGTTAATAATTGTTATTAAATCACCGTGCTATAGGTCGGTTCTCCATTTCCTACAACCGATAGCGTTATAATACTAAGCCCTCCCATCGGGTGGCTTCTCGAAATTCCGTTAATCTTTGCGTTAAATGTAAAATAAACATCACCTACATTTACGCCTCCCATGTACATGCTTAAATCAGTTCCATTTTTAAAGGCATCGTATAGCGTTAGCCACGTTGCATCATCGTACACTATGCTAACATTCACGTTATAGCTGATTTTTCCGGTAAGCACCTCGTTGAACCTACCCCCGCTAATTATCACGTTGACCATTTCGGCATCGAGCGACATAGTGCTATCCGTTTGCCCTGCAACCGTAGTGCCGTTAATTTTTAGCAGTACGTAACTCCCATCTAGCTTGCTTGCCATAACTACTTGACGTATAGTGTTAACCTAATGTACTTCGTAATAAATACCCCGCTATCACTGTACTCGACAACCTCATTAATTCTCGGCTCGCTAACTATGTACGCTTTCAGCCCGTCCATTTCGATTTCTTCGGCACTGTAAAGCAAAGAAAGCACGTCATTAACAACGTCGGAAAGCATAACATAGTTATCGGTTGTGGTGGTTACAGCTAACAGTGCGCTAACATCATAACCCGATGAGTTCTTGCTGCTGTTTGACGCCTGCTCAACCTGCTCGATAGTTACCCATGTATCACCAGCACTTTTACCTGCCGTAATAGTGTATACAGGAATAGTTTTCCCGCTGTAAACTACGCTACCGCTTAGCAGGCCATAAAAAGCCGCATACACGTTTTTGCCAACATCAACCACCATACGCCTTTAGCTTTTCGAGCAGTTCAGCAAGATGTTTCCAATAAGCCGGGTAAAGGAATGGTTTTGCCTTACGCCTTAGAGCCTTACTGCCAAACTCCACAATTCCGGCATAATTTACATTAGTTCCAACTACGCCCGAAAGCGTTTTTTTGTCAACCTTTGACGTTATGCTAGCCCTAAGCCTTCCAGTTTTTACGGGGCATGACCGTTTAGCATCGGCATCGATGGCATACGTTGTTGTAACAATTTCCTCGAATACAACTTCAGTCATCTCGTCGCCTTTTTCCGTCAGTTTTTTTACAAGGCTCTCGATTTCCCTAGTGTCAACCTGCACCTCAACCATTTAGCTATTGCTCGTTGTCAATAGTTAGCCTATACATTTTTGCTTTGCGTTTTCCTGGTTTTGGTTACCAGCTTTTCAGCTTCGGGGTTAACCTTGCTAACCACCGGCTGCTCATCCGATGTGGTTTTGGTAGGTTTTTCAACATAGAGCTCGGCATCACCCAGTGCTACCATTTGATTGGCAACACCGGTGTCAAGGTCGTAAATGTTTCCAGCCCTAAACCACATGGTGTCCTTAACAATCTTTATCTTCATGGCTTTTATTTTTTTAAAAGTAAGGGTGAGCAGCTTACCCACCCTTACTAAATTACTCACTACGCAGCAGTTAAAGCTGTTTTTGCGGTGCTGATAACACCCTATTTAACGTTGACAGCTGAATCTCATCCCAGAGAATTTTTTGGGCTTCTAATCCTTTAGCCTTAATACCCTCAACAAGCTTGTTAAATTCACCCATGTCAACCTCTGCCTTCATTTCAGCATAGAATTTGCGACGTCAAAAGTTAAGAATCCAGGCTTTTCGGGTAGTTTAATGCCCCTTATTTCGTATGTAATGCCAGCAATTTCAAACCTATCGGCCACCTCAAGCCCTTTTAACTCGGCTTCCCAGCCAGTTATAGTGTAGGTGTTTAGCGCTGAGTAGGTACCACCAAGCTCCCTAGCAACTGAAGCATCCTGAGTTAGCCCAACATAGACCTCTTTTAAAAGCGAGTAGGTGCGAACCATTGCGCCGATGTCGTTCTTTTCGTAGCTGCACTTGTAAATTTTAGCCCTGTATTTCAGCTCTCCTATCATAAAACAGGGATTCTTGTGATTTCATTGGCAAGCGACCAATCAGGCTGCACGTCATTCCCGCTATTCCTACCGAATTTATTCGCAACAAGCTGGTAAATAAGCATGTCAACAGCAGCATTGTCAACCCTTTTAGTTGAGTAGGTAACGGTAAGCACGCTATCGTCGTCGCATTCAACTGTTAGCAGGCAGCCTGTAAGCGAGTATCCACCTTCTGCAACTTCTACGCCGTCAACCCTAACGCTTTCGATTTCATCTACCTCGCCCACAAGCTCCACCATGCCGCCGGTGGTGGTAATTTTTACAATCTTTTGCGTGATGTAGTTATTCGTGTGCGCTTCGACCTCTTTTATAGAAGCCTCAACCATCTGCCTTAACAAGCCGTCCTCAGTTGTATCCGTTAAGCGGCAAAAGGTTTTGATGTCGCTCATGGCAAAGACGTTGAGGTTTTCGCTTAGCACTACTCGCTTATACATGACTTACTTTTTAGCTGTTGCTGCCTTTGTTTTGCGATGAACCTTAAGCTCCTTGGTTTCATAAACTTGCTTTTCTTCTTTTACTTTCACTTCTTCTACCATTTCGGCAGATTGCTCAAGAATGAAAAGCCTTCCGACAGCCTCCTCTACCTTGTAGATTTCGCCTTTTCGGTAAATACCCCGATTTGTTAGCATTCTGACCTTCATTTCCTTAAAATTTATGGGCAGTGGTATTTCATTCCTTAAGTCCAACAGCTTTTCAGCTATTTCATTACTTACCAAATCCTCTAGTTTAAGGCTGGTGCCGTAAAAAGGGGGTTTGTTAAATTCGATTAACACACCCCTAGATTTTGAAAGGTGGTTAAACCCATGAGTGTTAAGCGTTAAAACGTCAGGTATATACGAATAAATCTTAGCATTCTCGGCTTCCACGTATGTAAAAAGGTAATGGTCAACACCTTTAATTATCCCGTTATCCTTTACCTTTCTTATGATGTCGGCAGAAATAGCCATGCCATCGCCCGTTTTAAAAATTTCTCCTCCAGAAACATCCAGCAGTGCCAGTTTTCCCGTATCTAAATTTATAAATATGCTTTTATTTTCCTGTACCCAGCCGTAGCCATTCTCGAAGCATTGCCTTGTTATTCGCAGCCTATCCTTTTGTGAATATACATCTCCCGCTTGCAGCAGCATCCCTAGCGAGTTAACGCTCATAACCTCGGCTGCCTCAATCCATTTCTGCAACAGCCTTACATGCTCGTGATACCTGACGTATGTAACCTGCCGGCAGCCTGCCACCATCAGCCTATCCTTATAGAGTTCTAACAGCTCTTCGCCGCACGAGCCTTCTACTTCCTCTAAAATAATAAGCTCCCAATCGCCCGCATCTACTTGGTTAGCAAGACCTTCAAATGCAAGCCATGCTATGGGCTGCATCTGGTAAATGGGAAGAGCGACTGAGAGCTTATCGGGCACAGGACAGGAGTTTAGGTTGTTAATGTAAGAGCGGTTTTAGCAGTGGTGAAATCTCCGTAAACCACCGAACCATAGTCGTTTGCGCTAATAACAAGGGTACAGCGTTTGGTAATGTTTACGGTGATTAGCCGTTTTGTGAAGTCCCCGTCATTAGCACTGTTAGAAATGGTTATCTCGTAGGGCGTGCGAACGTGCAACTTAGCCTTGTTGCTATCAAGGACTAGGAATTTGCCGGCGGTAATCTGGTTGCTGACAATGGTGTTCAGCCCGCTGATGGTTCCGTCGAACCCCGGGTATTGCAGGATAGCATTGTCTTTACCTGCTTTGGCGATTTTTAAGTTAACCAAATCGCTAGGGTTAATCACGATGGCGTTGGGATAGCCGTTATTACTCTGGGATAGCCCTATGGCAACTTCGATAACGTCCTTTTCATTAGGCGTGTAGGTTTTCTTGTCTCCAGCAGCCCAAGGCGTGGCAATAGTAGCAAGACCATCAAACTGCTCAGGATAGGTCGTTTCGTTCCCCGAAATCATTGCGGCATCCATCTTGATGGCAACCCTATTCATCAGCAGGTTTTGCAGCTGCATGATAAAGTTGTCGATGTCGTCCAGCATGTTCTTGCTAAATTTGGCGTATGCCGAAACATCCTTTATCTTGAAGTTCTTCTCCCTCCACGACCAACTCATAAGTGCGCTTGAGTGGGATTCATCGTGAAATA